ACCTGTAGGAGGACAAAACAATGCCAGGACCAAAGAAAAGAAGAATGCGCCGATTGGCGGCACAAGAAGCAGCAGCAAAGGCCGCTGCCCCAACACCAGCACCCAAAGCGGAAGTTAAGGAGATCCCTCCACCTCCTGCTAAACCTGCTGTTGAACCTGCTGCCAAGAAAGCAGCAAAGAAAAAAGCAGATAAATAATACATATTTAAAAACTTTAAAAAATTAAAACCAACCTCAAAAGGGTTGGTTTTTTTCTTGACATAATACTTAAAATGTGTTTAAATACAAACACGCTTTCAACAACTTAAAGGAGGAAAAATGAAAGTTTATCGTTTACGAAAAGATGCCAAACTGCCCATTAGGGCACACAAGACCGATGCTGGTATGGATTTGTTTTATTGTCCAACCAAATTAAATCACGATCTTTATGATGAGGGATTCGGTATTCCACCGGGAACTTCCAAACTTATTCCAACAGGATTGAAGTTTGAGGTGCCAGAAAATCACATGCTTGAGATTAAAAACAAATCAGGGATTGCCTTTAAAAGACAGTTAGTTGTCGGTGCCTGTGTTGTAGATAGTGGATATGATGGTGAAGTATACGTAAACCTTCACAACATTGGAACAGGTAGTCAGGTTATTGAACCCGGTGAAAAGATTGCTCAAGCAGTTCTGATTCCTATTGTAACTTGTGATGTTGAAGAAGTTGAAGAAGATGTACTCAATGAAAGCACAACTCGTGGTGAGGGCGGCTTTGGAAGTACGGGTAACCGATAAGGATTAACAATGGATAAAGAAACACAAAAAGTAATGTTCAGCAGCGTCTCTGTGGAATGGGCAACGCCAAAAGATTTTTATGAACGCTTGAACTCAAAGTATAATTTTAATCTCGATCCCTGTAGTACAAAGGAAAATGCCAAGTGCCTAGAACATTATACACTGGAAGATGATGGACTCTCAAAGAGTTGGGAAGGAAAGAAGGTGTTTATGAACCCGCCGTATGGCAGGGCGATTAAAGATTGGATTAAGAAAGCATACGAAGAGGGGTCAAAACCAGGAACACTTGTTGCCTGCCTGATACCTGCCAGAACCGATACAAGATACTGGCACAACTATTGTATGAAGGCCAGTGAGATTTTCTTGGTCAAAGGTCGTATCCATTTTGAGAGTGGCGACACAAAAGCACCTGCCCCTTTCCCCTCTGCCGTTGTTGTCTTCCGTGGCCCACCAATCAAAGGAATGACAAGACCGACAGTAAGGTTTTCTACATTGGAGGCGAGATGAGTAGTCTAGCAAGAAAGGTAAAAAGAAATAAAGAAAAGAAACTTAAAAAGGAGATGGGTAAAGATATCTCTAAGAAGATAGGTTTGTTTAATAAAATGGGAGACTCTTGTCTCGTTTGTGAAAAACCATTTGACAAAACAGATAAGAATCAGGTACAATCTTGGTATGTTACAGTTAGAAACGAAAGCGATACAGTTCGGATCTACTGCCCAGATTGCTGGGATAATGCCCAAAAGATAGTGGAGGAGTATACTAAATGATAAAAGAACTTACAATACAGAACATTGAAACGGAGGTTTTAGATTCTGAGAGACCAGCAGTGGTAAAGTTCTCCAGTGAGAACTGTCACCTTTGTGTAGCACTGGAACCAGTGACGGAAAGATTGTATACCAAATACAAAGATAAGTTTAATTTCTATAACGTCAACACAACCGAACAAGAAAAATTAACAGAGATTTTCAGCGATGATGGTGTCCCAACGATTTACATCTTTAAAGATGGCGATGCTGTGGAAATACCATACCCCGAAAGACCCGACGAGAAGACAGGATATTCTGAAAAGTACTTGGATGAATACCTAAACAACCATTGAGGAGAAAGATGAGCGCATACGATTTAGACAATTTACAATCCCAAGCAGATGATGATGGGAACATTAAAGTAAGGGAGACGTTGACATTTAACGATGTATTACTGACACCACAATACTCTGAGATTAAAAGCAGAAGTCAAGTTGACATTAGCAGTCAGTTAGACGACAACATTACTTTAAAAATACCAATCATTTCAAGTCCAATGGATACCATCACCGAACAAGGCATGGCAACAGCAATGGCAAACCACGGTGGACTTGGTGTCATTCATCGTTACAATACGATTGAGCAACAGGGAAGAATCGTAACAGAAGCGCTCGTAGCAACCAAGGGAGAAGCACCTATCGCTGCTGCCATTGGTGTGAGTGGTGATTACTTGGAGAGAGCACAAGAACTCGTAGCAAGAGGAGCGAGGGTTCTTTGTGTGGACATTGCTCACGGTCATCACATCCTAATGAAAGAAGCATTAATTAAATTAAGAGAAGAGTTCAACGGTGTCCACATTATGGCTGGTAACGTTGCGACACTGGGAGGTTTCAATGATCTTGCTGATTGGGGTGCTCATAGTATTAGATGTGGCATTGGAGGTGGTAGCATTTGTTCTACAAGAATACAAACGGGGCACGGTGTTCCAGGGCTTACAACGGTACTTGATTGTGCCCGATCAACCAGAAAGGCAAAAATCATCGTTGATGGCGGTATTAAAAATTCGGGTGATATTGTTAAGGCTCTTGCTGCTGGCGCTGATTTTGTTATGTTGGGATCACTCCTTAGTGGAACAGATGAGTCCCCTGGTGAAGTTCTAACCTACACTGACGGTAGTAAAAGAAAAGAATACCGTGGAATGGCAAGTCGTAAAGCACAAGAGTCTTGGAGAGGTAAGAGTGGAGCGCCGGAAGGTATTGCCACTACTGTCCATTACAAAGGACCAGTAGCACAAATAATGACAGACCTTACTGGTAGAATTAACAGTGGACTATCTTACACGGGTGCCAAGAACCTCACGGAACTTAGGACCAAAGCACAGTTCATTCGCCAGACACCAGCAGGACAGTTTGAGAGTTCTACTCACATCTTGGTGACGAGGAAGTAATGAGAGAGACAAAGATCGTTGCTTTTAGTTTTCCCGTAAAGACACACGCAGATCTCAAAGCACGTTTGTTATATGATGGTGTTCCAATGACAAAGTTCATACGCCATTGTATTCAAGCGTACATTGACAAAGACAAAGATATGCTTGACTTCGTTGAGAAATACAAAGTCGCCAATGGCATCGACAACAAAAAGAAAAGAACAAAGACAAGAAAGTTAATTGAGAAGGGGGAAAAGATCACAGAACTTTTTAATCTTACGGGGAAAGAGATAGATAACATCTATGATATTCTTGAAGAAGAAATAGGAGGTTTCCCAGAGTTATGAAGTGTAAAGATAAATGTATGAAAAATAACAATCCTTGTATTAAATCTGATTGTAGGAACTGGATCGACTATGGAGATGATTTAAACTGTGTTCTTGTATGTGCCGAAAAGAACGGACCACTTACTTTACAAGAGACATCAAAGCGTATCGGAGTCAGTTATGTCAGGATAAAACAAATCCAAGATAAAGCATTGGCAAAGATGCAAATTTCTTCTAAGGAAGATAGTTACTAGAAAGAGAGGTACAGGGTGAAAAGTTACAATATTAAAATAAAAGATAAGAAAAACAGAGAGAAAAAATCATTCACTGTCTCTGTTGATAGTGAAGATGACTTTGTAAAGTGGATGGAGATTCTGTCCAACTTTGAAAAGCAAGAGAAGATTTCTTATGAAGAAGTCAGTCCAACAATCAAACAAAAGGAATTTTAAGTTTTTGACTACTATTTATTAATGTTATCAAACTAACTTACTTTCCAATAGGAGTTTTAGAAAATGAGTAAGAAAAATATTTTATCAGAAGCAGTTGTACGCAAGTTTATGAAGCTTGCCGAACTAGAAAATTTGAGTGCGGGTTTCGTATCCGAACAATTTAAAGAAGAAGAAGTTGTTGAAGAAGCAACTGAAGAAGTCACCGAAGGCGAAGAAATGGCCTACAAGGCAGACGAAGAAGAAGAAGCTGAAGAAGCTGCCGAAGAAGCAGAAGAAGAAGAAGCAGCAGAAGAATTGGAAGAACCAGCAGAAGAATTGGAAATGGAAGAACCAGCAGCAGAAGAAGCTGAAATGTCCATCTCCCCTGAAGAAGCAGAAGTTCTCAAAAGCATTCTTCAAAAGCTTGAGTCCGCTATGGGTGAAGAAGCTGCCGAAGCACCAGAAATGGAATTGGATGCTGAACCAGAAATGGAATTGGATGCCGAACCAGAAATGGAAGAGGAACCAATGATGGAAGAAGAGACTGTTGAAGAAGAGAAAGATGATTCTCTACAAGAGATGGTTAATAACATCGCTGCTCGTGTTGCCAAGCGTATCCTTGAACAAGGCAAGTAATTTAAAAATACTCTAAAACTCTTTGCCAACCCGGTGCCTCGCACCGGGTTGGTTTATTGTATTATCATATGAAAAAACTTATAGACTACCTTTTTGACAAGGGAATGATTGAAGTCGTCGGCAACGTTTACTATGCCGAGAAAGCATTCAAATTAAATTCAGTCATGTCCATTTGTCTCAAAGAAGAAAACCCAGAAAAAATTGAAAAATATCTTATCGTTGCGAAGAATTTTTTAGCAGGAACTATTGACATTTCGCTAGAAAATGATAAACTAATAGTGACTTCCTTGAAGTCCATCAACAACAGAGGATAAAATGTCAGACAGAAATTATTGCGATGGAACAGACCTACACGAAAAAATCTTAAAAGGAGTTAACACATTAGCAGATAATGTGTCTTCCACTCTTGGTCCCAAAGGAAGAAATGTAATAATCCACGAACTTAATAAACCTCCCTTCGTTACCAAAGATGGTGTTACGATTGCTAAGTTTATTAAATTTAAGGATCACTTTGAGAATGTCGGTGCCCAGATTGTAAAGGAAGCGGCGTCAAAGACTAATGATGAAGCAGGAGATGGAACAACAACTTCTACTGTATTGTCAAGGGCTTTGCTCAGAGAGTCTCAAAAGTATATCCGCAGCGGTGTATCTCCCACAGAGTTAAAGAGAGGAATGGATCTAGCATCCAAGACAATCATTGAAGCACTGCAAGAGAATGCCGCTCCGATTACAAGCAAGGAAGATATTCAAAACATTGCGACAATCTCAGCAAATGGTGATAAAGTCATAGGAGAGATTGTTGCTACCGCTATCGACCAAGCAGGTAAGGACGGTGCTGTCAGCATTGAAGAGGCACGTTCAATTGAAACATCTCTTGATGTCATTGAAGGGTTTATCTTTGACAGTGGATACATCTCCCCACAGTTCGTCACAGATGAGCGTAGGGGTGTAGCAAAGCACGAAGACTGTTATGTATTCGTCACAGACCACAAACTAGAAGTCTTAGAAGAGATGTTACCCGTACTTGAACTGGTAGCGAGAGAGAACAAACCTCTTGTTATTGTTGCGGAAGACATTGAAGGTCAACTACTTGCTGCTTTGATTATGAATGCTATGAGAGGATCAATGAAGGTTGTTGCTGTAAAAGCACCACGTTACGGTGAAGAACGCAGAGCAATC